CCAGAGAGCTGGTTGCCAGTGGCGATGTATACAATTCTGGCTACGGGTTATTCCCGTCTGAACAGGCTCGTAAA